AAGGCTTGGGCTCCATGTGTTGGCCTTACTCTTGCTTCCGGTACGGCTGCTCTTGCAAGTTTCAAGATTATTAACGGAAGACTAGTAGTTGCAGAGACAGCGTTTGCAGGTGTTACAAAAGCATTTGAGCAGTATCGTGATAATGTAATTGAGGACCAGGGCGAAGAAAAGGATTTATATTATGCCAGCAATGGTGCTCTTAAGAAGAAGCAGGAACTTATTGAGAAGGGTAAGTATAAGGAGAAGGAAAAGAAGTATGACACTGGAGTACAGACAATCAACTTGACAAAGGTTGATGATATTTTCCATTATTACTTTAACGAAGATACTGTAGCTTTTGGCAGATATTCTAATGCTCCTTACTACAACATGACAGTTCTTTGTTCTTCTCAAGAGATGTTTGACAATAGACTTAAGACTGATGGCATTGTGTTCCTTGATGATGTTTACCAGTATCTTGGTCTTGATATGAAGACATTGCTTGCAGAGAGAGCACAGGGTCGTACGTACGGATGGGTATTGGATTGTTATACTGAGGATGGTATGCCGAATGATCAGCATGTTCTGTTTGGTATTTATGAATACAACGATACTCAGCACAAACTCTTCAGAGCAGGTCAGATTAATGACGTAATGCTTCATTTCAATTGTAGACTTCTCACACCGGAGACATGTAAGTTATTTGCAAAGGGGTGATATTTATGAATAAAATAGCCATTATTTCAGGCATTTGCGGATTTATTGCGGGAGCAACTGGTGGATATTTTGCATGCCATTTTATTGAGCAGAGAAACATTGATAAGAAGATTTCTGATGAGGTCCAAAGAACTCTCGAAGAAATCAGAGGTGGACAGAGACAGAAAGTTATGGAAAACGAAGAGAAAAAGAGTAACATAATCAACTCTATTCCTCACTTCAATGCTATTGATATTGCTAAAGACATAGCAAAGGAGAATGGTTATACAAGAGAGGAAGAAGTAAAGGAGCCTGAGGAAGCACCAGATGATGACAAGGACGACCTACCGTTTGAGGTTGGCAAAGTAGAAAATCATAACATCTGGGATGAAGAAGACGAGGATCCTGGTGCAGTAACTCAGGAAGAGTACGATGACGAACAGGAGCCTGATAAGCTTGATATTTCTAAGTATGACCCAAGTAAAGCACCATATCCTATAACCAAAGAACAGTATGATGAGGAACTCATGGACGAGACTGCAAATGGTCTTTGGGATAAGGTAGACTTGATATTCTTCACGGATAATGTCTTTGCTGAGAGAGCGTCATTTAATGAATTCACGACAATGAGTTCTACTGAGATTGAGCTTGCAATTGGTAAAGATAATATGAAGAGATTTATTGAAGATAGGTCTTTAGGAATTATTTACATTCGAAACAACAAGCTTCGTATCGACTATAACATTATCAGGTCTCCTCGTTCTTACTCATCTGCGATACATGAGGACGATGAGGAGTAAAACTCTATGGAAGACAACTATTATGAGCTTGCCTTAAATGATGGATATTTCAAGTGGTTGCTTGGAATATTAGGATTTAAGGACCCAATCAATGATTGTGGATATATCTCTATGTTGTCCTATTTATATTCAACAGATTTTAAATTAACAGACCCAGTTGTTGGCCATGATGATAACCGTTTGGATGATGGATTTGAGTTACGTGCACAGTATTCAAACAACTTCACAGACCCTGAATTTCCTACTATATTTGAGGAACCAGTTAGTGTTTTGGAAGTGCTGACTGCATTCGCTGTACGTATAGATGATGATATTATGTATGACGGGGCTCTTCATGCCAGCAAGTGGTTCTTCATCATGATAGACAATTTAGGCATGACTAACTTCACAGATGATAGGTTAGGACTTGATTGGGTTATCGATGATGAGGAGCAAATCATTGATATTTGGATGTCTAGACAGTACGGACCTGACGGAAAAGGTACCATTTTTCCGTTAAAATGTCCCGGAGTTGACCAAAGAAATTTGGAAATGTGGTACCAAATGCAGGAGTGGTTTAGGGAAAATTACTAGAAAAACGTGACTTGTCCCGTTTTTGTCCCGTTTTTGTCCCGTTTTTAAAAGGGTCAAAAAAGCCCGGAAATGCCCTATTTTATTGGGTTTGCGGGTTTTTTGTCCCGTTGTCACGTTTTTTCTTTTCATTTATTACTAGAAAAATGATTTTTCTATAGAGAAATGAAAACCTACTGTGACAACGTGACAACGTGACAAAACTGTAAAAATACTTGAAAGGAGCATTTTAATGTGGATTTTTGTACTATAAAAGTCAAAACACTAAAAAATGGTACTCTTGAAGTATATCCTGCATTTAAGATAATGGATTCAAAAGATCTGTTGGTACGTGGCGGAAGGTTCTATGCAATATGGAATGAAGAAGCTGGGAAGTGGTCAACTGATATTTTGGATGTCCAAAGAATAATAGACAAAGAGATATACAAAAAGAGAGACGAAATTAAAGTAGAAAATCCGGTAGCTATTAAAACTTTAGGAGACTTCGAATCACTTAAGTGGACGGAGTTCATGAACTATCTTAATAAGATGCCGGATTCAACAGTATCACTAAATCAGAAAATGATATTCGCAGATACTGTTACTACTAAAGAAGACTATTCTAGTTTTCGTCTTAACTATTCTCTAAAAGAAGGAGACATTAGTAATTACCTAGAACTGGTATCTATTCTTTATGAGGATGAAGAAAGACAAAAATTTGAATGGGCTATTGGAAGCATTATTGCTGGAGATAGCATTGATATTCAGAAGTTTGAAGTATTCTTTGGTCCACCTGGTTGTGGTAAAGGTACTGTACTACAAATTATAGACAGTATATTCAAAGGATATACTTCTTATATGGATATTGGTGCTTTGGCAAGTAAAAGTGATTTATTTAGCACTGAACAATTTGCAAGAGGTCCATTGGTTGCTATTCAGACAGATGGTGACTTGAGTAGAATTGAAGATAATACAAAGTTAAATTCAATTATATCTCATGAAACTATAACTGTAAATGAAAAGTTTAAATCTAAATACACAATACGAAGTAATAGTTTCTTGTTTATGGCGACTAATAAACCGGTAATGATTACTGATGCATTAAGCGGCATTTCAAGAAGACTAATTGATATTCGTCCTACAGGAAACAAAGTACCACCTAAGAAGTATCATGAGTTAATGGATGGTATACAATTTGAAATAGGAGCAATTGCCTATCATTGTCTTAATGTTTATAAGACATTAGGAAAATATTATTATGAGACATATGTTCCTATCGATATGATGTTTCGTACTGACTATTTCTTTAACTTTGTAGAAGATAGTTTTAATGTGTTTAGTGAATCTAAGTTTATAACTCTTAAGCAGGCTTATGAAATGTATATTCAATTTTGTGATGAATCTGCATTAAAGTCAAGAATGCCAAAGTTTAAATTTAGAGATGAACTGAAGAACTATTTCGAAGAGTATAGAGATCAACTGAGAATAGGCGATGACCGTTATAGATGTTGTTACATAGGATTTAAAGTATCTAAATTTCAATTAGCAGCTAAAGTAGCGGACCATATAGAGGAAGAAAAGAATAAGACATTGATATTTGATAAGACTGAGTCATTGTTTGACAAAGAGTTTAAAGATTGCTTTGCACAATATGCTGTTGATAGAGACACACAAAAGGAAGTTCCTCAATTCAAATGGGAAAATGTTAAAACAAAACTTAAGAGTATTGATACAACAAAAGTACATTATGTTAAACTTCCAAGTGATATTATCTTTATTGACTTCGATTTAAAAGATGAGAATGGAAAGAAAGATAAGAACAAGAATCTCGAAGCAGCATCTAAGTTCCCTCCGACTTATGGAGAGTTCTCTAAAGGTGGAGAAGGAGTTCATCTGGTCTATAGATATTCTGGAGATGTGTCAAAGCTTAGTGCTTTATATTCTGAGGGAATTGAAATTAAAACGTGTACTGGAAACTCATCAATGAGAAGAAAGTTGTCATATTGTAATGATATTCCTATTAGAACTATCAATTCTGGACTTCCTCTAAAAGAGGAGAAAAAGTCTATGATGACAGATAGAGCTATCAAAACAGAAATAGGTCTTAGACGATTATTGTTAAGATGTCTTAAGAAGGAATTTGGAAGTACAACACAAAACATAAACTTCATGTATGATATTTTAAGGGAATGTTATGAATCCGGAATGGAATATGACGTTTCTGATATGTATTATGACATTTACAATTTTGCAATCAATAGCACTAATCAATCTGCTAATTGTTGTAAGAAAGTAGATGAGATGAAGTTTAAGTCAGAAGATAAGGAATATGAACACTTAGATACACCATTGATATTTTATGATGTGGAAGTCTTTCCTAACTTGTTTGTAGTAGTTTATAAAGAAAAAGGTAAAGACAAAGTAACTCTTATTAATCCTAAGCCAATTGATATTCAAAACATGCTTTCATATAATCTTGTAGGATTTAATTGCAGGAGATATGACAATCATATTATATATGGAGCATTGCTTGGATATTCTAATGAACGATTATATGAGTTATCACAGAATATTATTAATTCTCCTAAAGGAAGCAAGAATAACGCATTCTTTGGTGAAGCATATAATCTTAGTTATACTGATATTTATGACTACTGTGCAAAGAAACAATCTCTTAAGAAATGGGAGATTGAATTAGGAATACACCATCATGAATTAGGTTTACCTTGGGACAAACCAGTTCCAGAAGAATTATGGTCATTAGTTGCTGAATATTGTGGAGATGACGTTGATGCAACAGAAGCAGTATGGGATGCTACACAAGGAGACTTTGTGGCAAGACAGATACTTGCTGATATTGCTGGAATGACAGTCAATGACACAACTAATAGTTTGACAACCAGAATAATCTTTGGAAAAGATAAAGAACCACAAAGTCAATTCTGTTATAGAGACCTATCATCAGATGGTGGCTCTGGATATTTCTGTTACAAAGATTTCCTAGCAGGAAAAGACTGTACAGGAAAGAAACCATACTTCCCAGGTTATGTGTTTGACTCAGGTAAGTCAACTTATCGTGGTGAAGAAATTGGTGAAGGTGGAAGAGTTTATGCAGAACCAGGAATGTATAGTAATGTTCCGGTTTTGGATGTAGCTTCAATGCACCCTCATTCAATATTAGCCGAATGGCTGTTTGGAAAGTATACTGAGAATTTCATGGCATTGGTTCAAGCTAGAATTGATATTAAGCATGAAGATTTTGAGAAAGCTAAAAAACTCTTTGACGGAAAACTTGAGAAATGGTTGACTAATAAAGAGATGGCAAAAGCATTATCTAAAGCTCTTAAGATAGCAATCAATTCAGTATATGGTTTAACAAGTGCATCGTTCACTAATCCATTTAGAGACCCTCGCAATATCGACAACATTGTAGCAAAGCGTGGAGCATTATTCATGACTGACTTAAAGTTTGCCGTACAGGAGAAAGGTTTCAAAGTTGCTCATATCAAAACGGATTCGATTAAGATTCCGAATGCTACACCAGAAATTATTGAGTTTGTTAAGAGTATGGGAAAAGCATACGGATATACGTTTGAGGTCGAGAATGAGTATGATAAGATGTGCTTAGTTAATGATGCAGTTTATATTGCTAAACACACAAAGGAACATGAAGTAACATTGTCAACTGGACAAAAAGTAATGACAAAATGGGAAGCAACTGGTAAACAGTTTGCAGAACCTTATGTATTTAAGACTTTGTTTGCTAAGTTGCCATTGATATTTAATGATTATGCTCAAGTTAAACAAGTACAAACAGCTTTATATTTGGATTTCAATGAAAATCTTAGTGAAGATGAACATAATTATAAGTTCGTTGGAAAGACAGGTTCTTTTATTCCAGTAGTCAATGGTAGTAATGGTGGATTACTGTTAAGATATGTAGATGAAGATAAGTATTCATCAGCTGTTGGAGCCAAAGGCTACAGATGGATGGAATCAGAAGTTGTAAAAGAATCAAACTTACAAAACAATATTGATATTTCATACTATAAGAAATTAGCAGATGAAGCTAAAGATGAAATCTCACAATATGGAGACTTTGAGTGGTTTACTTCATAAACTGCTATTTGGGGCGAGAGCTAGGTCGGATACGTTTAAGGCATTTTCGTAAATACCGAATAAAATGCAGGGCTCTTGAGTTGTATAACGAGTAATGCTACTCCACTGGTGTAGAAGAGGGCAAAGATACAACATTTATATTTGTTAGCCATTATTTAAAAATAAAAAATTCACAGGAGGAAATGAAAAATGGCAAGAAAGAATTTACCCGCAGATGTAACTATTAGAGGCGCAGAAGGATCCCAGTTGATCTTTAGAAATTTTGAAGGCGCAGCAGGAAAGTTTAATAATGCAGGAGATAGAAACTTTTGCTTGATAATTGATGAAGAGCTTGCAGCTCAGCTTGATGGTCTAAAGTTCAATATTAAGCGTACTAAGGCTAGAGATGATTACGAATCAGTTCCTTACATTAAGATTAGAGTTGGCTATACTTATAAGGATGGTACTGATAATCAGAATCCTCCGAAAATCTTTAAGATTGATTCAACAGGTATGAAGCTCCTTTCAAAGGATCAGGTTAAGTTCCTTGATGGTGCTAGAATTAAGCAGGCTGACCTTGAGTTCTCTGCTAATGACTACATTGATAGAGAAACAGGTGAAACTAGATATTCTGCATACCTCAAGAGTCTTTATGTTACTGTTGAGGAGAGTGCACTTGAGCGTGAGTATAATGAGAGGTTTGCTGGTATGGATTCGCAGGATCCTAATAACCTTCCTTTTGAAACTTGATGCCAGTTCTTGACGACTATCAAGTAAAAGCCGTAGAAATGCTGAAGACCGGTGCCATCTTATGTGGTGACACCGGTTCAGGCAAATCTATGACAGCTTTAGCATATTTCCATGAAAAGGTTTGTAAAGGACAAACAAATCCTTGGAAAGATCGCTTGATATCTAAGAAATTGTATATAATAACAACAGCTCGTAAAAGAGATACACATGAATGGGAAGAAGAACTCATAAGATTTCTTCTAGTTGATGGAACTGTGATTGACTCATGGAATAATATTAAAAAATATGCAGATGTAAAAGATGCATTCTTTATATTTGATGAGCAAAGAGTTGTAGGCTATGGAGCTTGGTCTAAAACATTTATTAAGATTGCAAAACAGAATGATTGGATTCTGCTAACCGCAACGCCAGGAGATACATGGTCTGATTATATTCCTGTGTTTGTAGCTAATGGTTTCTATAAACACAAAACAGATTTCTGTCAGCAACATTGTGTATATAACAAATTCACAAATTTCACAAAGATAGAAAGATACATTAATACTGGGCGCTTGATATTATATCGTTCTCAAATATTAATCGATATGGATTATGTTAAGAGCACAGTGCAGAATCATATGTTCATCACCTGCGGCTTTGACAAAACAAAATACGATATGATTGTTAAAGAAAGATGGAACATATATGATAACTGTCCGATTGAAAATGCAAGTCAATTGTGTTATCTAATGAGAAAAGTCGTCAATAGTGATATTAGAAGATTGATCGAACTTAAGAAAATAATAGATCAAAAATCTAAGGTTATTATTTTTTATAATTTCGATTATGAACTTGAGATGCTTAGAGACTTTGCTAGTAAAATTGATATTCTCTGTCAAGAATGGAATGGTCATAAGCATGAGCTAGTTCCAAAAGGAGATAAGTGGATTTACCTAGTTCAATACTCTTCTGGTAGTGAAGCATGGAATTGTACAGAAACTGATACTATGGTTTTCTTTAGTCAAAACTATTCTTACAAAACCATGAAACAAGCAGCTGGAAGAATTGATAGAAGGAATACACCTTACAAAACTTTATATTACTATCACTTAGTATCTAAGTCATCTATTGACAATGGCATTAGAAACACATTAAATAAGAAAAAAGACTTCAATGAAAGTAAATTCTTTGAAAAATTGAGTCGCGAAAAAAACTTAGCATATAATAGAGAGAAGGGATAAAATATGATTTTTACCTTTCTTATATGTTTTTGAAAGGAGACTTTATATTTTATGAAAAAAGAGTCGGACTTTCAAAAAAGTTTGAAAGCTGAAATAGAAGCTAGACTTCCTGGCGCCATCGTTACTAAGTTGGATGCCAATCAGATTCAAGGAATTCCAGACCTCTTGATATTATACAAAGACAGATGGGGATCCCTCGAATGCAAGAAGTCTGAAAAAGCAACACACCGGCCTAATCAGGAATATTATGTTGAGCTAATGAATAAGATGTCATTCTCATCCTTTATATTTCCTGAGAATAAAGAGGAGGTTTTAAATGAACTTCAACGAGCACTGGAATCAGGTAGGTAAGCACGCCTTTCTAAGTGCATCCAAATACAGCTGGATAAATTACGATGAGAATAAATTAGTCGAAGCTTATAACAATTATCTTGCTGTAGAAAGAGGAACTGAACTTCATGCATTTGCAGCTAAGTGTATAGAACTTGGTCAGAGACTCCCTAACACAAGAGCTCATTTAACATTAAATGAATATGTTAATGATGCCATTGGTTATAGAATGTCTCCTGAAAGAGTTTTATATTATAGTGATAATGCATTTGGAACAACCGATTCTATTTCTTTTAGAAATAATATTTTAAGAATTCATGATTTAAAAACAGGTGTTACTCCAGCACATATGGAGCAGTTAGAGATTTATGCTGCTTTCTTTTGCTTGGAATACCAGAAAAATCCAGAAGACATTATGATAGTATTAAGACTTTATCAAAATAATGAAATTATTGAAGAGATACCAGAACCTGGAGTTATCCGTTCAATAATGGCAAAGATAATATTATTCGATAAACGAATACTTGATATTCAGAAAGGAGTCTAGTAATGGAAAACAATGAGGAATTTCTAGCCCACATTGGTGTTGCTAGACGTTCTGGAAGATACCCTTGGGGTTCTGGTGACAATCCTTATCAGCATGAGGATTGGTTTGCTGGTTTTGATTATGGAGACAATGAATATGACTGTGAACCTTGGTTTTGCGATGAAGTAGCAAAGCTTAGAGGCCAAGGTTATACTCCTAAAGAAATAGCAAAGATGCTAACACCTAAAAATAGTTATAAAACTACAATTGCTGAAAAAGATAATCCTGAATTAGGAATTAAAAAAGGCGATAGAGTTTTTAAACTAGATGAAAATGGTAAGCTAATTCCTAAAGAAATGACTGTAGATGAATTAAGAGCTAGAAACTCTGTTTCATTAAAAGCCAAAAAGCAACAGGAAATTAATACTGCTGTTAAACTAAAAGAAAAAGGAATGTCTACTACTGCTATTGCAGAAAAGATGTTCGGAGACAAATCAAAAGAATCAACTGTAAGAAATTTGTTAGCTCCTAATGCAATGGAGAAGGCAACTGCAATTGATAATACTACTAAAATGCTTAAAGAAGCTGTTGATCAAAAGAAATTCATTGATGTTGGTAAATCAGCTGAACTATTAGCTGGTGTTACAAGAACTAGATTGAACACATCAATAGCTGCTCTTAAAGACCAAGGTTATGAACTTAAGTATATTAAAGTAAAACAGATTGCTATGCCTGGACAGAGCACCTACTTACAGGTTTTATGTCCTCCTGGAACAACATATAGTGAAGCCAATAAGGCTGTTAATGAAGAAAACAAATTACAAACACTTGGAGAGTACCATACAATTGATAATGGTAAGACTTGGCTTGGCATAAGAGCACCAGAGTCTATAAGCTCTGACAGAATTTATATTCGTGATGGAGCTAGTGGCGGTCTTGAAAAGGATGGCCTTATTGAACTTCGTCCTGGTGTTCAGGATTTGTCACTTCAGAATTCAACTTATGCTCAGGTTCGTATTGCTGTTGATGGAACTCACTATATTAAAGGAATGGCTGTATATAATGCAGATGCATTCAAAGGTCTTCCTGAAGGAATTGATATTATCGTTAACTCAAAACACGAGTCAGTTGGAAAATACACTAACAAACTTGAACATTTAAAATTAATGAAAGGTCTTTCGCAAGACCCTGAAACAGGAAAGATTACTGGAACAGTAGATAAAGATAACCCTTTCGGTGCATCAGTTAAGCTTTCTGAGGAAGAAGGTGAAGCCGATGCTAAATTGCTTGCTGGCGGACAGCATGAATACATTGATATTCATACTGGAGAAAAGAAACTTAGTTGCATTAATAAAGTTAATGAAGAAGGTGACTGGTCTAAATGGCGAAAGACACTTGCTTCAGAATTCTTAGCTAAGCAACCTAATCCTTTAGCTAAAAGACAACTCGATGAAGCCTTTAAGCTTAAAGAAGACCAATTTGAAAGGATTAATCAGTTAACTAATCCAGCAGTAAAGAAAAGATTATTAGAACCTTTTGCTGAAAAGTGTGATTCAGATGCAGTTAGACTTAGAGCAGCAGCGCTTCCTAGACAAGCTACATCTGTAATTATTCCATCAATGACACTTAAAGATAATGAAATCTATGCACCTAATTTTCATGATGGTGAAGAAGTAGTTCTCATTAGATATCCTCATGGTGGAAAATTTGAAATCCCTCACTTAGTAGTAAATAATTCTAATAAAGAATGTAGGTCAATCATTGGAACAAATCCTAAAGATGCTGTTATGATTAATAAGCATGTTGCTAATCAATTGTCTGGAGCAGACTTTGATGGTGATACTGTAATTGTTATTCCTAACAACAAAAAAGAAATAAAATGGATTGATAATACACTCCCTGCATTTGCCAGTCTTAAAGACTTTGATACAGGAATCTATTCTAAACCTGAAGGTTCACCAAAACCCAAGCATCAAACTTGTCAAACAGAAATGGGTAAGATCACGAATCTCATTACAGATATGACAATTTTGGGTGCTTCGAATAGTGAGATTGTTAGAGCAGTTAAGCATTCAATGGTAGTTATTGATGCTGAAAAGCATAACCTTGATATTCGTAGGTCGTTTGTTGACAATGGTATTCAAGCATTGAAAGACAAATACCAACAAGGTGGTGGTGTCGAAACCTTGATATCTAGAGCTAAGTCTCAAGAGCATGTATATACTAGACGACTTGCTCGCCAATCTGAAGGTGGACCAATTGATCCTGAAACAGGAGAAAAGAGGTACATTGAAACAGAAGAATATATTAGGAAACCATTAACTAAAACAGTTAAAGGTGAAAAAGTAGATGTTCTTGATGAAAATGGTAAAAAAGTTTGGGTCGAAGAAAGAAGAAAGATTAAGTCAACTAAGATGGCAGAAGCTAAAGATGCTAATGAACTTCTTTCTGGACCTGATCACATTGGTACTGACATTGAGAGAAGCTATGCTAATTATGCTAATCAACTTAAAGCATTGGCTAATAAAGCAAGAAAGGCAAGCCTTGAGGTTCAGGATCAACCATATAGTGAAGCTGCTGCTTTGAAGTATAAGCCAGAAGTTCAGTCACTTAAAGACAAACTTAAAACAGCTATGCTTAATAAGCCAGCAGAAAGAAAGGCTCAAGCTTTAGCAGGAATCATTCTTAAACAAAAGATGAAAGATGACCCTTCAATTGCTGAAGACAAAGAAAAGAAAAAGAAATATGCTAACCAAGCAGTCTCTGGTGCTAGATTAATGGTTGGTGCAAAGAAGCAGACCATTGACATAACAGAAAGAGAGTGGGAAGCAATACAGGCAGGTGCCATAAGAAAGTCTGTGCTCAAAGAAATACTAGACAACACAGATTTAGATGTTGTCACTAAGTATGCTACACCTATTGAGCAGATTAGTATTACCCCTGCCAGACAAGCAAGGATTAAGTCCCTACTTGCTGCAGGGCATACCCAGACAGAAGTAGCAGAGCTACTTGGAATTTCTACATCTACTGTTAATAAATACAAATAAGAAAGGAGAAAGATATGCCTAATGAAAAAGCACTCCTCCTTTCTACTACAGATAACCCTTACAATCCTTTTAAGGACTATCTAAATTGGAGGAACTATGACCATCAGAAAGGGTACTGCTGTGAAGAATACTTAGCCCGTATGTCTAAAACAGACATAGAGATGCCAGCATCACTGTATCAGAAGTTTACTAATGATGCTGTGCAAGAAATACTAAGACTCTCTGCAGAATACCCTGACCCACGCCTCCCTGAAGGTGTGGAATACATAGCTATAGAGGAACCCTAGTAATAGGGAACCACCTCCTCTATATAAACAGGGGGCATCATTAGATTGTACCGCACCACAACTAATGATGCCTCTTTTATTATTTGAATAAATATTATTTGAATAAATTAAAAATTAATTATTATTTAACTAAAGTTTATTAGTATTGTCTATTGTAACCCATTCTACAGATCTCCTTTCTGGTTGGATTGATCATACTCCGATTATTACCTCACACAATTCACAATATTAATAAACTTTAATTAAATAATAATTAGTTTTTAATTAAATTATTCATTTGTGATCAATAAATTCAAATGTTTTTAATTAATTATTAACTAATTTTAACATTAAAACAAACAATTTTACGAATTTTAATTTTCTTTTCATAATTTTTTGTCAAAAATGCTAATTTTTGGTGTTTTTCGGACTTCTCAGTGCTTTTGAGCATTCGCAGCAATCCTGCACAAAACAAGGATATCCCCTGTGAATGCTTGATTTAAGTACCTAGAGGGGGGTCCGAAAAAATACACCCCCCTATGCCATCGCGGCGGTCTTAAAAAATGCCCCGGTGGATATTTTTGGGTTTGCATTTTACCGCGTGGAAGCTCC